ATGTACCCAATGAATTTTACCGATATAAAAATATATGCCCTAAATGGAAGTAGCTTGATGTTAAGTTTTACAAATATAGATGCAGTTTTAAAAATAATACTTTTAAGTGTTTCAATAGGATACACCCTGCAAAGATGGTACTTGATGAATAAAGATAAGAATGATAAGTAAACATATATCTTATAAGGAAGGGGTTCGCAGCTCAACAGCATTAAGGTTAGATATAGATAATACACCTAGTGATTACCATATGTCTAATATGCAAGTGCTAGCTGAAAACATATTCGAACCTCTTAGAAAGTGGGTTGGAGGACCAATAAGAATAAATTCATTTTTTAGAAGTGTCGAACTAAACAGAGCTATTGGAGGTAGCCCAAAATCGCAGCATTGTGAGGGTAGAGCTATAGACATAGATGATACACATAGATACAAAACAAATGCTGAAATGTATCAGTTTATAAAAAATAACTTAGACTTTGATCAAATAATATGGGAGTTTGGAGATGACAAAAACCCTGCTTGGATTCATGTATCTTACGTATCCGTAGATTCCAATAGAGGTCGTTGTTTAAAAGCTTATAAAGAAAACGGTAAAACTAAATACAAAGTAATATGAAATCAAAAACTAAAAAAGATTCTTGTTATCACAAAGTGAAAAGATCTTATAAAGTATTTCCGTCTGCGTATGCTAGCGGAGCTATTGCTAAGTGTAGAAAAGCTAAAAGTAAAAAGCGAAAGTAATGGCTGTTAGAAAAACTAAAAAAGGAGCAAGTCTTAAGCGTTGGTTTAAAGAAAAGTGGACAGATGAAAAAGGTAATGTTTGCGGTTCTACTAAAAACAAAAAAACTAAAAAGTGCAGACCAAGTAAAAGAGTAAGTGGTAAAACGCCTAAAACTTGGAAAGAAATGTCACCTGCTGAAAAAAAGAAAGCAGTAGCTGAAAAGAAAAGAGTAGGTATGGGTAAAAGAACATCATCATTAAAACGTAAAAAATAAATATTATGCCAAAAGTAGGAGGAAAAAAATTCGCGTACACGACAAAAGGAAAAGCAGCAGCTAAAGCTTATGCTAAAAAAACAGGTAAAAAAACTGTTACTAAAAAAAAAAATAAATACTAAAAAACCTTGCGGTTGTAAACATTAATATATATGGCGGATAAAAGTAAAATGGCTTGCAATAAGCCTAAAAAATCAGACCGTAAGGGTAAAAAGAAAATGGTTAAAGCTTGCGAAGGCGGTAAAGAAAAACTAATTCATTTTGGAGCTTCTGGGTATGGTCACAATTATAGTGCCGCTGCTCGTAAGTCTTTTAAAGCTCGTCACAAATGTAGTACAGCTAAAAGCAAACTAACAGCCAGATACTGGGCGTGTAAAAATTTATGGGCTGGTAAAGGCGGCTCTAAAAAATCTAACCCGTCAGGAGTTAGAGGTAAATACTAATAAATTAGTTAAAAAAAGCTAAAAATCTATACTAGAAAAAAAGCATATAATAAGGTATGAAAAAAATATTCGAATGGCTAACGGGTGGTGTTATTAAGGAAGTTGGTAATGTAATCGATAAAATTACAACTACGAAAGAAGAAAAACTAGAGGCTCAAAGAAAAATACAAGAAATATTAGAGAAAGCTGATAACGAAGCTCAATCACAAGTAACTGATCGTTGGAAAGCTGATATGGCTAGCGATAGCTTTTTATCTAAAAATATAAGACCTATAGTTTTAATATATTTAACTTTTATATTTACAGTTTTATCTTTTGCTGATGGTAATATAGGTGGTTTTAAAGTAGATGAAGCTTATACACCTATTTTTCAGTCTTTACTGATAACAGTATACGGCGCTTATTTTGTAGGTCGTACCTGGGAAAAGAATAAAAAATCAAGTGATAATAGTAATAAATAAATAAAAAAATGTACAAAAACGTAATTACATCAGAAAATACTTCAAATAATCATAAGGAGGTTATTACTTCACAAGTACCAGATCAATTATTAAAGATAGGTTCTGATGAAAACGTAGAAGCAATCAAAGAACACTTTAAGTGGGTTTTAGCAAATGACTTTTATAAAGATGAGTTAAGTGCTGAACAAATTGCAGAAATGGAAAGCTATCTACCAAGTAATTATCAAGATGAATACGAAGATTTACCGGTGTAGAAAAGTAAAATATAGTGTAACTATATAACTGTACAATAATTAAATTAAATCAAAATGAGTAAAATCAAAAAAGAACAATTAGAAAAAATTCAAGAACAACAAAGTAGGTTGCAAAGTATTTTAGTCGAGATAGGTGTAATGGAAGTTCGTAAACACGAAGCTACACACGCACAATCTGTTTTATCTCAAGAAATAGAGGCAACTAAAAAAGAACTTGAAGAAGAATATGGAGCTATTAACATTAATATGCAAGATGGCTCTTACACTATTATTGAAAAAGAAGAAGACGATGACACAGATCTAACTGTGGTTAAATCTGAGAACTAATGAGTAGTGTAATTAGAAAAATAAGTATAGGTTCTGATTACAAAAATGATGCAATGCATTATGCTGTAGGTCAACAGGTTTATGGAGGTCATGAAATATCTCATATACTTCATAATGAATCTAATGACTCTTACAGTATTCACATCAAGAAAAACAACGAGATATTGCCATGGAAGAAGTTTAATTCTAACATGGCTGTATCTGTTGAGTATGATTTAACATATTAATGAAAAGTTTATTTGACTTTATCGTAAAGCCAGTTAATAAACGTTACGATACTGAAATTAAAATAGGTGACAAAAGCCTTATAACTAATACTAATACAGAAGACTTTAGAGCGGTAAGTAATACAGCAGAGGTTATATCTACACCATCTGCTTATTCTACTTCAATTAAAAAAGGTGATATAATAATTATACATCACAACGTTTTTAGAAGTTTCTTTGATATTAGAGGTAAACGAAAAGATAGTAGATCTAAATTTATTGATGATTTATATTTTTGTTCACCTGACCAAATCTACTTGTATAAAAGTGATAGTAATTGGAAAGCCTTTCAAGATAGGTGTTTTATAAAACCCTTATTAGATAACAATGATCTAACGCTTGACAAAGAGAGAAAGCTTATAGGAATACTAAAATATGGTAATAGTTCCTTAGAAGCTATTAAAATCGTTCCTGGTGACCTAGTAGGTTACACACCTTATGGTGAGTTTGAATTTATAATAGACGACGAGCGATTGTATTGTATGAAATCAAATGATATTGTAATTAAGTATGAACGTAAAGGAGACGAAAAAGAGTATAATCCAAGCTGGGCAAAGAGCAGTTGAAGAATTAATAAAAGTAGCTAAAGAAGCTATTGTTGATTCTGATGATGATATTTCTGCAGATAGATTAAAAAATGCTGCAGCTACTAAAAAGCTAGCTATATTTGATGCTTTTGAAATACTGAAACGTATTGAAGATGAAGAAAACATACTTAATGATAGACCTAGTGAAAAGAAAGAAAAAGCTTTCAAGGGGTTTGCTGAAGGAAGATCTAAGTAATGTACGAGCAATCATTATATAAAATATTACCTGATTATATTAAGCCTAAAATAATAAATAAAAAAAATAGGTATAATAAGTGGGAGTACGGCTACAACGAGGAGTTTGATATTGTTGTAATAAGTAAAACTGGTAAGATCGGTGATATATACGAGATACAAAACTTAAAAATAGCTTTACCAAAACAAAAAGATGTTCACGAGTTTGAAGAAAATAAATGGAAACCTTTTGAATATCCTAAAGAACTACAGAGAATAAAAACTATATTTGATTGGAAAACATACGACGAAAGTTTTAAAGAAAAATGGTACGATTATATAGATAATGAGTTTAAACGTCGTGAACAAGGTTTTCATTTTAAAAACAATAATAAACCTACTTATATTACTGGTACTCATTATATGTATTTACAATGGAGTAAAATAGATGTAGGTAATCCAGATTTTAGAGAGTCAAATAGGTTATTTTTTATTTTTTGGGAAGCTTGCAAAGCTGATAAAAGATGCTTCGGTATGTGTTATTTAAAAAATAGACGTTCTGGATTTTCTTTTATGGCGTCTGGAGAAACAGTAAACGAAGCAACAATATCTAGTGATTCAAGATTTGGTATATTATCAAAATCAGGTCCTGACGCAAAGAAAATGTTTACAGATAAAGTTGTGCCAATATCAGTTAATTATCCTTTCTTTTTTAAACCTATACAAGATGGTATGGATCGTCCAAAAACAGAGCTTGCTTATAGAGTTCCAGCATCAAAGCTTACAAGACGAAACATAACCTCTACAGATAGACCAGAAGAATTACAAGGACTTGACACAACTATAGATTGGAAAAACACAGGTGACAACTCTTACGATGGTGAAAAACTAAAGCTATTAGTTCACGATGAAAGTGGTAAGTGGGAAAAACCTAACAATATACTAAATAATTGGCGAGTAACAAAAACTTGTTTACGATTAGGTTCTAGAATTATTGGTAAGTGTATGATGGGTTCAACATCAAACGCTTTAGATAAAGGAGGTGATAACTTTAAAAAACTTTATTATGCTTCAAACGTCGAAAAAAGAAACCGTAACGGACAGACTAGTTCGGGATTATATTCTTTGTTCATACCTATGGAATGGAATTACGAAGGATTCATCGATTCTTATGGCTTACCTGTATTCGAAACACCAACTAAAAAAACCTATGGACCATTCGGCGACGAAATAACTCAAGGTGTTATTGAGCATTGGCAAAATGAAGTTGAAGGTTTAAAGGAAGATCAAGATGGATTAAATGAATATTATAGACAGTTTCCAAGAACAGAGGAACATGCTTTTAGAGACGAGGCAAAAGAGTCTATTTTTAATCTAACTAAAATATACGAACAAATAGATTATAACGCTGATTTACATAATACATCAGCGGTAACAACTGGTAGTTTTCAATGGGAAAATGGTATTAAAGATACAAGGGTTTTATTCTACCCTAATAAAGATGGTAGATTTAAAATATCTTGGATTCCTCCAGCAAATTTACAAAACAAAATAGCTATTAAAAACGGTATTAAATATCCTGCTAATGATCACTGTGGTGCTTTTGGATGCGATAGTTATGATATATCCGGTACAGTTGATAAAAGAGGTTCTAATGGATCTCTACATGGATTAACAAAGTTTTCAATGGAAAACGTACCACCAAATTTATTTTTTTTAGAGTATATAGCTAGACCACAAACAGCTGAAATATTTTTTGAAGACGTTTTAATGGCTTGCGTATTTTACGGCATGCCAATATTAGCCGAAAATAATAAGCCTAGATTATTGTATCACTTTAAGAGAAGGGGTTATAGAGGTTACTCAATGAATAGACCAGATAAAATATATAATAAACTATCTGTAACAGAAAAAGAAATAGGTGGAATACCAAACTCTAGTGAAGATATGAAGCAAGCCCATGCTGCAGCAATAGAGTCTTACGTTGAGGAATATGTTGGTAACACACCTAATGGGTATGGTAATATGTATTTCCAAAGAACACTAGAAGATTGGGCTAAATTTAATATTAATAATAGAACTAAGCACGATGCATCTATTAGTTCTGGTTTAGCTATAATGGCTTGTAACAAAAATAGGTATACACCTGTTGCTAAAAAAGAATACAAAAAAATAGACTTAGGTATAAAACGATACGATAACAGTGGAACATCGTCAAAAATTATAAGATAAATGAAAGTATACACTAATACTAACAGCTCTTTTCCTAGCCAAGTAGTTAGCGATGAAGTAAAAGCAAGTTTAGACTACGGGATTCAAGTTGGTAGAGCTATTGAAGGAGAGTGGTTTCAAGAGGGTCGTTCTGGAAACAGATACGCTCAAAGTTATAGTAATTTTCATCAATTAAGATTATATGCTAGAGGTGAACAGTCAATAGCTAAGTACAAAGATGAGTTGTCAATTAACGGTGATTTGTCTTATTTAAATTTAGACTGGAAACCAGTACCTGTTATACCTAAGTTTGTAGATATAGTTGTAAACGGTATGTCCAATAAGTCTTATGATATTCAAACAGTAGCACAAGATCCTTTTTCTATAGAACAAAAAACTAAGTATGCTACTGCTGTTGCTAGAGATATTAATATGAATCAAGTTTTACAAGGTTTTAAAGATAACCTAGGTATAGACCTGTATAATGTTCCAGACCCAGTAGATTTACCATCAAGTAAAGAGGAACTTGATTTGTATATGCAAATGAGTTATAAGCAAACAGTTGAAATAGCTGAAGAAGAGCTTATAGATAACACATTAGCGTTAAACAGATATGATGAAACAAAAAGAAGATTAGCTTATGATTTAACAGTACTAGGTATATGTGCTACTAAAACAAGTTTTAATCAAGCTGAAGGTATTAAAGTAGAGTATGTAGATCCAGCTTATATGGTTTACTCATACACAGAAGATCCAAACTTTGAAGATATATATTATGTCGGTGAGGTTAAATCCATAACAATACCTGAACTAAAAAAACAGTTTCCAAATATATCCGATGAAGAACTTGAAGCTATTCAAGAAATGCCTGGTAATTCTCAGTATATAACAGGTTGGGGTAATTATGACTCTAACACTGTACAAGTAATGTATTTTGAATATAAAACATACCAAGATCAAGTTTTTAAAATAAAGAAAACTGACAATGGTTTAGAAAAAGCTATAGAAAAATCAAGCGATTTCAACCCACCAGCTAATGATAATTTTGAAAGAGTTTCTAGAACTATAGAGGTTTTATATACTGGAGCTAAAGTGTTAGGAAATAATCACATGCTAGAGTGGAAGCTTGCTGAGAATATGACAAGGCCAGCTGCTGATTCTACAAAAGTAGAAATGAATTATTGTATTTCAGCTCCTAGAATGTACAAAGGTAGAATTGAGTCTATTGTTAGTAGAATTACTGGTTTTGCTGATATGATTCAATTAACTCATTTAAAGCTACAACAAGTAATGTCTAGAATAGTACCTGATGGTGTATTTTTAGATATGGATGGTTTAGCTGAAGTAGATCTAGGTAATGGTACAAATTATAATCCAGCTGAAGCACTAAATATGTATTTCCAAACAGGTAGCGTTGTAGGTAGATCACTTACACAAGATGGTGGTATGAATGCTGGTAAAGTTCCAGTTCAAGAACTAGCTTCATCATCTGGCCAAGGAAAAATACAAAGTTTAATTGGCACTTATGAGTATTATTTAAAAATGATCAGAGATGTCACTGGACTTAATGAAGCAAGAGATGGTTCTATGCCTGATAAAGATGCTTTACTTGGTTTACAAAAATTAGCTGCTAACGCTTCTAACACAGCAACTAAACATATACTAAATTCTTTATTATATGTTAGTCTTAGAGTTTGTGAAAATATTAGTTTAAAAGCTGCAGACGTTCTAAAAAACCCAATGCTTAGAAACTCTATGGCTAATTCTATAAGTACATTTAATGCTAATACGTTAGAAGAGCTTGTTAATTTACAACTACATGACTTTGGTATATATTTGCAATTAGAACCTGAGGAAGAAGATAAAGCTAAGTTAGAACAAAATGTTCAGATGGCTATACAAACTGGAGCTATATCTTTGTCAGACGCTATAGATATTAGAGAGATTAAAAACATAAAATTAGCTAACAAGTTTTTAAAACTTAGACAACAGCAAAAAATACAACTTGAACAACAACAAGCACAAGCTAACATACAAGCACAAGCGCAAGCAAACGCTCAAGCTAGTGAAGCCGCTGCTATGGCTGAAGTTCAAAAGCAACAAGCATTAACCCAAGAAAAAGTCAGTATAGAGCAAGCTAAATCTCAATTCGAAATACAACGTATGCAGACTGAAGCTCAAATAAAAAGAGAGTTAATGGCTGAAGAGTTTAATTACCAAATACAATTAGCACAAGCAAGAGCTAACGCTGAGAGAGAAAAAGAAAAAGAAATAGAAGATCGCAAGGACGAAAGAACAAGAATACAAGCAACACAACAATCTGAAATGATAGCTCAAAGACAAAACGATGAGCTACCTAAAAACTTTGAATCCGCTGGATTTGATAATCTCGGAGGTTTTGGACTAGAACAGTTTGAACCTCGTTGAGAATAAATTTTTAACTATTTAATTATATTATATTATGTCACAAGAAAAACAAGAGGGAGAGTTTTCTTTAAAAGGTAAGAAAACTAAACCGAAAAATTTAGGTAAAACACAAGAAGGACCTATTAAAGTAAACTTATCTACTCCAGTTGAAAAACAAGTAGCAGAAGAAGAAAAAGATGTTACTAGAGTAGTAATTGGTTCTGAAGAAAAACAACCAGAAGAAAATGCCAATACAGAGCAAGAAACAACAGAAGTGGTTGCAGATAAACAAACCGGAGTTGTACAAGAAGTGGGTGAAGAAGTATCATCAGGGGAAAGCACCGTTCAAGATGAAGGTCCAATCATCCAAGAAATAACTGAGGAAGAAGTAGAGAAAGTTGAAAAACTAGAAAACGAATTAGATAAAGCTATAGACAATAAAGATAATAGTGGAACAAAACTACCTGAAAATATTGAAAAACTAGTTTTATTTATGGAAGAAACTGGTGGTAGTATCAGCGACTATGTTAGACTAAACGCTGACTATTCTAATGTTGACAACAATACACTACTTAAAGAATATTACAAAAAAACAAAACCTTACTTAGACAGTGAGGATATAAGTCTCTTAATTGAAGATTTTTCATATGATGAAGATATAGATGAAGAAAGAGATATACGCAAGAAAAAACTTGCATTTAAAGAAGAAGTTGCAAAAGCCAAAAACTTTTTAGAGGAAACTAAGAGTAAATATTACGATGAGATCAAGTTGAGACCAGGCGTAACTCAAGACCAACAAAAAGCAATGGACTTTTTTAACAGATATAATGAACAACAAACAGTAGCTGAGCGACAGCATGAAGAATTTAAAAACCAAACTAAAAAACTTTTCAACGAAGACTTCAAAGGTTTTGATTTCAATTTAGGTGAAAAAAAATTTAGATATGGTGTTAAAGATCCTTCAAAAGTTGCAGAAAGACAATCAAACATTAATAATCTTGTAGGGAAGTTCCTTAATGAAGATGGTAGTGTAAAAGATCCGATTGGCTATCACAAGGCTATGTATGCTGCTTCAAATGTTGACACTATTGCAAATCATTTTTACGAACAAGGTAAAGCTGACGCTGTAAAAGAAGTTATTAGTAATTCTAAAAACCCTAGTTCAGCGCCTAGACAAACACCTCAAGGTGAGTTTAAAAATGGTATAAAAGTAAAAGTGTTAAACAACGATGCACTTAGCGCATCAAAACTAAAGATTAAAAAAATAAAAATTTAACATTTAAAACTATTTAAAAAAATGGCTTTATCACCAACATTCGGTTCAATTAAACCGAGTCAAAAACAACAATTATTGTCTGACAACTATTTAAGTTTTACAGACGGATCAGGTAACGACTTTGCACAACAATATCTACCTGAAATATATGAACAAGAAGTAGAGCGTTACGGAAACAGAACTCTTTCTGGATTCTTACGCATGGTAGGAGCTGAAATGCCTATGACTTCTGACCAAGTAGTATGGTCTGAGCAAAATAGATTACATGTAGCTTATGACAATGTAACTAAAACTGCTGCAGGAAATACTTTAACTTTCGCTTTAAACGCTACTGCTGGTAATAGCTTTGTTGCTAATGTAATTTCACCAAACCAAACTATCGTAGTTTTAGATCCTGCTACAGGAGCTGAAGTAACTGCTTTAGTTGAATTAAGTGTTAACACATCAGCTGTCCTAGCTACACTTACAGTTGCTACTTATACAGGTGCTGATCTTGACGCTACTTTTGGCGCTGGTGCAGTAACTGGTCTTAAAATCTTTGTTTATGGTTCTGAATTCAAAAAAGGAACTGGAGACGTAGATCTTAAATCAATTACTCCTTCTTTCACTCAATTTTCTAATTCACCTATCATCATCAAATCTAAATACGCTATTTCTGGATCTGATGCTGCACAAATTGGTTGGGTTGAAGTTGCTACTGAAGATGGAACAGGAGGTTATTTATGGTACTTAAAAGCTGAGTCTGAAACTAGACTACGTTTTGAAGACTATTTAGAAATGTCTGTAGTTGAAGGAACTAAAGCTGCTGCTGGATCTGGTGTTGCTGCTATTGCTGGAGACGTTAAGTACAAAGGAACTGAAGGTCTTTTCGCTGCTATCAAATCAAGAGGAAACACTTTCTCTGCGTTTGCACCTGCTGCTGGAGTTTTAACTGACTTTGATGCTATTCTTAAAAATCTTGATACTCAAGGAGCTATTGAAGAAAACATGCTTTTCGTAAATAGACAACTTTCTTTAACTATCGACAACATGTTAGGTGGTGTATCAAGTGGAGCTAACGGTGGTGTTGCTTATGGATTATTTGAAAATTCAGAAGATATGGCACTTAACCTTGGTTTCTCTGGATTTAGAAGAGGTTCTTATGACTTCTATAAAACTGACTGGAAATACTTGAACGATGCTTCAACTCGTGGAGCTGTTGCAGATGCAGGTATCGAAGGTGTATTAGTACCAGCTGGAACTTCTACAGTTTATGACCAAATTTTAGGAACTAACATCAGACGTCCATTCTTGCACGTACGTTATAGAGCGTCTCAAACTGATGACAGAAGAATGAAATCTTGGTTAACTGGATCTGTTGGAGGAGCTTACACTTCTGATCTTGATGCAATGGAAGTACACTTCCTATCTGAAAGATGTTTATGTGTTCAAGGTGCTAACAACTTTGTAATCTTTACTGACTAAGAGTAAATTATTGTAATTACTACCCTCGTTGAACTGACGGGGGTAATAATTACTCTTATATTTTTTATTAACATTTTTATTATATTATATTATGGCTACAAAAGCTAAACAAGCAACAGAAAAAATTGAGGTTGCGCCTCAAACAGTTAGTGCTAAAAAAGTACAAACAAAACAAGAACCTGCTAAACCAAAGTGGGAAATTAAAGATAGAACCTATATTTTAAAAGGTGCATACACTCCATTAACTCATACTTTAGCATCGAGACATTCTGCTAGATTTCCTTTGTTATGGTTTGATGAAGAAACTGGAGAACAAAAAGAATTAAGATATGCTACAAATCAAAACTCACCACTTGTAGAAGAACAAAAAGGTGAAGCAACTCTTGGGCATATTATATTTGATAACGGTACTTTATTTGTACCTAAGCAAAAACAAAATTTACAAAAACTTTTATCTATTTACCATCCAGCGTTAAACAAAAAATATTATGAGTTTAATAAGGTTGAAATAGCTGAAAATGAGCTAGATGATTTAGAGCTAGAAATAGATGCTTTAAATGCTGCAAAATCTATGGATATAGATCAAGCTGAAGCTATATTAAGAGTAGAGATTGGATCTGAAGTAACTAAGATGACTAGTAGAGAAATAAAAAGAGACTTACTTATGTTTGCAAAACACAATGCGTCTTTATTTCTTGATTTAGCTAACGATGAAAACGTACAACTTAGAAACTTTGCTATTAAAGCCGTAGAAGCTAATATAATTAACTTAGCTGGTGACCAAAGAACATTTACTTGGGCTACAAACGGTAAAAAATTAATGACAGTTCCATTTGATGAACATCCATACTCAGCTATGGCTGCTTTCTTTAAAACAGATGAAGGTTTAGAAGTTTTTAAATCTATAGAGAAAAAACTCTCATAACATGTAATACTAATATATAGGAGATCACTTATGTGGTCTCCTCTGTATTATAATAAAAAAATAACAAATGGCAATAAATGTAGATACGGTTTACAAAACAGTCTTATTGATATTAAATAAAGAACAAAGAGGTTATATGACACCTGATGAGTTTAATAAGATAGCTACTCAAGTTCAACTTGAAACTTTTGAAAATTATTTTGAGAGTTTAAACCAACAACTACGAGTGCCAGATAACGACAGTGAATATGCTGATCGTATAAAAAACATTGAAGAAAAAATATCTATATTTAAAAAATATGCAGCTACTACTTATTCAGTAGATCACTTCACTTTACCTGCAGATTTATATAGACTAGGTACAGTTGTGTATAAAGACGAAACAGAAGCTCAACTAATTCAAAGAAATGATCTTCTATACGTCAACCAATCACCATTAACAAAACCCACAGACAAATATCCATTGTATTTATACGAAGATAATAAGCTATATTTAAAACCAGCTAGTATAAATTCTAATATTAGTGTTTCTTATGTAAAAAAACCTGCTGATGTTATATGGAATTTTACGATACCTCAATTTCAAAACTATTATCAGTTTGACGCGGCTAATTCAACTAATTTTGAGTTAGATGTATCAGAGCAACCTGAAGTAATTGTAAAAATACTATTGTACGCGGGAGTTGTTGTAAAAGATTATAACTTAGTAAACTTAACAGCTCAAGAAATACAATCAGAAGAAATAAATCAAAAAAGCTAATAAACTATGCCTACACCTAATGGAGGTTTAATAACCGAAAACAATCGCCAATATTACGCTGGATCGCAAAGCTTCTTAAGTGTTAGTGGATCAGGGCAAACATTTACTACCACTTTTGATACAGATTTAGTTTTTGGTAGTTACAATCCTACAGAAACTAATTACGCTTTAAACAACTTTAAATTATATACAGCTGCTGCTGGTGCTTTAGTTTATACTGAATATACTTCAGCTTACACAGTTGTTGGTAACACTATAACCATAACAGGTGCTTTAGCCGCTAACACTGCTGTTGTAGTTCAATTAAAATCAGTTGAAGGTGGAAATTATGGTAATAGAGATGCTTATGGTAATACTGTTGAAGAAAACTGGGGATCATACTCTTATACTAAGCTAGACGATGTAATAACTAACTTTATGGTTGCTTATGTTGGTACTGGTAAAATTATATCAGATGTAAAAAGAACTGATGTAGTTTTCTTTGCAAAAAGAGCAATGCAAGAATTTAGTTATGATACGTTAAAAAGTATAAAGTCTCAAGAATTAACTATACCACCTAGTCTTAGCGTGCCTATGCCACAAGATTATGTGAATTATGTTAACATGTCTTGGGTTGATAATTCAGGTATAAAACATATAATATATCCTACCACATTAACAAGCAATCCTTATGAAAATCCAGTGCAAGACGCGCAAGGCATCCCTACTCAAGGAAACTTTAACCAAAACTTAGAAGGAACATCGTTAACTGAAAAACGTTGGGACGAAAACGGAATTGGTGTTATAAATAACCAAATACAAGATGGATCACCCGTTTGGGCTAATATATATGGTGGAGGCTTTGGTCAAGGATTTGCTTGGCAGAGTGGTTTTTATGGTATACAACCAGAAGTTAGTCAAATCAATGGTTGGTTTACTATTAACGAAAGAGAAAATAAGTTTTCTTTCTCTAATGATCTAGTTGATCGCTTAATCATTTTAGAGTATATTTCTGATGGTTTAGCATATGATCTAGACACTAGAGTACCGAAAATGGCAGAAGAAGCTATGTATGCTTATATACTACATGCTATTGTTTCTACTAGAGCTAATCAACCGGAATATCTAGTACAAAGACTACGTCAAGAAAAAAGTGCTAAATTAAGAAATGCTAAAATAAGATTATCTAATATCAAGCTTAACGAATTTGTTCAAGTTATGCGAGGTAAATCTAAATGGATAAAATCATAAATTAAATGGCTGAAATTAAAAATACTTTTCTAAGGTCCAAAATGAATAAAGATTTGGACGATAGATTAATACCAAACGGTGAGTATCGTGATGCGCAGAATATATCTGTAGGTAAATCAGAAGATGCTGATGTAGGTGCTTTAGAAAATATTATAGGTAACGCTAATATAACTAGTTCATTACCGTATGATTCTAGTTGTGAAATTATAGGTTACTTTTCTGACAATAGTAATAACAAAATAATAACTTTTGTAACTAACTATACAGATCCTAATCCATCTAGTCCAACATATGTATCTGATGCTAATAAAGCAACACCGACTCCTAGCCCACTTAACGAGTGTCATATATGTATTTATGACCAAAATAATCCTGGTTATCAAAAAATAGTAAGTGGAGAGTTTTTAAACTTTTCTACAACTAATAAAGTTTTAGGTGTTAGTTTAATAGAAAACTTATTATTTTTTACAGATAATAGAAATCAACCTAGAAAAATAAATGTTGAAACAGCTATAAGTAATCCTAGTTATTATAATACTGAAGATACTATATCTGTAGCTAAGTATAATCCATACGAGTCTATAAGTTTACTAAAAAAAGTAAAGGGTAAAACTACCGCTGCTACAACTAGTGGGTCTACTATAACTCTAGAAAGTGTTGACGGTATTGAGCAAGGTATGTTTGTTACAGCTGTTAATGATGATGAAAGTATAGCGATACAAGGTTTAGATTTTGTAACCGTAGCATCTATAAATAGTACAACAAAAGTAGTAACTTTACAAACGCAAGTTGGAGCTACAACAACTCCAGTAAGTGCTAGTGTTACTGTTACTGATAACGCTATAGTTACATTTTTAAAGTCTACAATGACTAATGAAGAAGATGTTGCGAGTTGGCCAGGTGATCCCGATTTATTAGAAGATAAATATGTTAGATTTTCATATAGATTTAAGTTTGATGATGGAGAGTACTCTTTAATGGCTCCTTTTACTCAAATAGCATATGTACCTAAACAAAAAGGTTATTTTAATAGCGAAGATGAAGACGCTTCATATAGATCAACAATTTTAGATTTCATGGAAAATGAAATGAATAACATGGAGTTGTTGATACCTTTACCTTCAAAGGGGACTAATTTAGAAGAAGAATATAAAATAACCTCTATAGATGTATTATATAAAGAGTCAGATGCTTTAACTGTTAAAGTTTTAGAAACATTACCTATAGGTAAAATACCAGCAACTGACTTACAAACGAACATTTATTCTTATCAATACCAATCAAGAAAACCTTATAAAACATTACCTCAAGCTGAAACAACTAGAGTTTATGATAAAGTTCCTGTTAGAGCATTATCTCAAGAAACTTCAGGTAATAGAGTTATGTATGGTAATTTTTATGATAAATACTCCTCACTTGATTCTATTGATTACTATGTAGGTTCTAACCAAAAAAATACTACTAGTTTTGATTCTTGGGTAGAATATCCTAACCACACTTTAAAACAAAACAGAAACTATCAAGTTGGTTTTATTTTAGCAGATAAATTCGGAAGACAAACACCTGTTATATTATCTCCTGTAGACTTAACTGGTATAAATAGTGGTACTGTAGAATTTAAAGGTGGTTCGACTATTTATCATCCTTATTATGATGGCTCTACCCAGCCAAACATTCAACAATGGTTCGGAGATGCTATCCAAGTAGTTGTTCAAAATAAAATATCAAACGGTATAAACGATAAAAATACTTTAACCGAAGCAGGTTTATATGCGGTGCAATATCAAGATCCTACTAAAAGCGGTGTTGGTTTTTCTATTAGCTCAGCTACGTTTAATTCAGTTGACCAAAAAGAGATAACATTTATTTTGAATACTAGTTTCCCAAATAATGCTAGTCTACCTAGAGTTGGTGATTATTTAAGAGGTCAATATAGAGATTATGTAAAAGTAACTAATGTTAGTTTAGGCCCAACAATTATCACAGCTGATGGAGCTATAAGCGATAGCTATTTACATAAAGAGTTTTTAACTAACGATATAAAATTTGCTTATACTATAAATCAAATTGGTTGGTATTCGTATAAAGTTGTAGTAAAACAAACAGAACAAGAGTATTATAACTGTTATTTACCTGGAATACTTAATGGTTATCCAAGCCCACAAACTGGTGCTCCAGCATATCCAACAGGTGAAACCAATAAAACTGCTCACATAGTATTATTAAATGATAATATAAATAAAATACCTAGAGACTTATCTGAGGTTGGACCAGATCAAAAGCAGTATAGAAGCTCTGTACAGTTATTTGGTAGAGTTCAAAATAATTCAGCAACACAAAATACACAATACTTTCCAGCTAGAACTACAGATACAGTGTCTACAATAGCTACAGCTAGCGATTTAAACATGAGTAGTAGTGATATAAGCAGTATTTCTAATTTTTATCAACTAGATACTAACCCGCTTATAGGTAGAATATCTACATTGTCACAGGCAATAGGTGTTACTGAAAGCACTATGGTACCTATATTAGCTGTATATGAAACAGAACCTGTAAACTCTTTGTTAGATATATTTTGGGAAACCACTACAACTGGATTAATTTCTGATTTAAATGAAGATATTCTAACTGGATCTAATTCTCCAGTAAGTTTATCACCTATTGGTTTTTCATTTTTAGAAAATCAAGATCCTAATGGTTCTGGAACAGGTACAGGTAGTAGTAATTCTCCTTATGTAACTGATGTTTTTTATCCTGTATCACCAGAAGGAAATTCTTTAACTAATACTACATATGTTAGTTTTACGGCTACAGATAATAACAACCCAACAAATAATTTAGGTGAATTTTTTATTATTGAACAAGACACTGTTAGCACTAGTCCTACTTTTGGATCTTATAGAGTTAAATTAAATAATAATCCTTTTTTAAACTTGGGTTATACATATTTTTCTAAAGATTATCTAACTAACAACTCTTATAATTTTTCATTAAGTATACGAGATGCAAGTAACGATATAGTTACATTCAACTTTACAGGTTCTTTAACTAACGTTGATCCATACTTATCTCAAGCAACACCACCTTTAATGAACCAACCAACATCGCCTTTATCTTTAATAACTGTGCAACAAGTTGGTGATTCTGGAAATAGTTTACAAATTGGAGATTTAGGTTCACCAGTTAATGGAGCTTTTAGATATTCTCCTGAGGCTATAAGTCAAGTTGGTGTATTTTTTGATAGCGTACCTCCTGTGCCTACTACCGAAATAGCAGAATCTGTAACTATAAATCACGAAACAGCTATTGCTTTTAGAGGATATGAATGGTCTGAAGGTTATTATACTTTAGGTTTAAAAGTTAAAGACGCTTTACTAAGTTTTAATTCAGGTCAAAACGGAATTAGTTCGCAACCATTTGTTTCTTCTGGTACTAATACTAGTATATTATATGAACAGCCTGTTAGAGTTGTTCCTGGTACATGTAACTTAAACACTAGCTGTCAAGTAGATCCTGCTAGTGGTACTAGAGAACAATCTTTTGCTACTACTACAACTTTAACACCATATAAGAATTATGGTTGGAGGTTTGGTTCTGCAAGTGGAGGTAACCCTGTTGATCCTAGCGATTCTCTTGGCTTTACTGATGTTCAAGAGGTTTCGACAGATGGTTTGAAAAATGGTACAGTTCTTTTTGATTTAATGGTAGAAACTGAATCAAATTCTACAACAACCTTAAATGGTAATTTTAAATGGAGGATATGGTATAGATCCAATAGTTCTAGTACTTGGACCTTAAATAATGTTATTGATACTAACGGTGTTGATTTAAATACTAGTAATGGTACAGTTTCTTCAAACGGCTGGATAGATAACGCTGGACAGGACCTTGAATGTCAATCTACTACTACTTCAGGTAATAAATCACAAATACATATACCTATAGCTTTAAGTAAAAAAGGAGAATACTTTATACAGGTTAGAGGTTATAAAAATGGTGATTATGGTGATGTTACAAGTTGGGTTAATGCTACTGATGCTAATTATCCTTCATGTGTGCCTCAAGAAGGAGTTAACACGATAAGCGGTACAGGTAGAGATGCTGATTATTTTGAATACAATTTAACAACTAACTCTTCTAGCCTTTCGTGTCCTTCAGACGCTTTGGATAAAACAGCATATGCAAGAACACCTTATGCTCATGTTATTAGTCAGTTGTTCACAGACACTGCCTTAACAACTGGTGATTCTGGACCGTGGACAAGTAATGAATATAATGCTTATAAATATAATCCTCAAACACCTGCTAATAGTATTACTGCTACTAAATATAGTGCTCAGTTCGAAAACGACATAATTAATTCGTCTAATGGTAGAACTATAAAAGGTATTGTTAAGGATATAACTGGTATTGATAGAATAAAATGCGACACTGCTGGTGAATTTCAAAATCTTCAATATCAAGTATACTATAATATAAATTATTAATGTAATATATTAATAAAATAAGTGATAATAAAATATGTCAGCAACTTTAGAAGTAAAATATTTTAACTCTTTCTGGATAAAGAAAATGAAGTCTATAACCGACGCGGCTACAGTATATGAAGATATTGTACCTGGTGGTTATGCTGCTAGTACGTCTAGTCCAAATGAAGACTGGTATATAGAAGAAGCTAGAATAAGAGGTGGTTATAATAATACTTCAGTAGATTTTGGTGTAAAAGCATATTTAGTTGAAGAGAATATTCAACAACAGCATAGATTTAATTCTATTATATATTCTGACGTATTTAATTCTAGAACAGGTATAAATAGAACTAATGTATTTTCTGTTGGTGAAGACATAACTAAATCAGCAGATCCTGCTAATGGCTCTATACAAAAATTATACGCTGAAGATACAAATTTAATAGTTTTACAAGAGGATAAAATTAGTAGAGCTCTTATAGATAAAGATGCTATTTATTCCGCTGAGGGTAATGCCGCTGTAACATCATCAACACAAGTAATAGGTCAAATAGTACCTTACGCTGGAAATTATGGTATAAGCACCAACCCTGAGTCTTTTGCTGTTTATGGCTATAGAAAGTACTTTACAGATAGAAAGCGTAATGCTGTTTTAAGACTATCTATGGATGGTTTAACTGAAATATCATCTTATGGTATGACGGATTTTTTTAGAGACAATTTAGGTACTCTACAGGCTTCAGATGATATAATAGGTGGTTGGGATATACATAATAAAAACTATGTACTATCCATACAACAAAATGGCACATATCAAACATTAACTTTTGATGATAGTGTTAATGGTTGGACTAGTTTTTTAAGTTTTAAACCTGATTTTGTATTTAGCTTAAATACTTCTTTATATTCCACTCATGATGGAAAAATATGGCAACATTATACTTTTGAAAATAACTCTACAAAAAGAGGTGTTTTTTACGGTGTAGAAAATAATTCTACTGTAACCTTCGTATTTAACACTAATCAATCTTTAATTAAAAACTTTAAAACTATTAATTATGAAGGTAGTAGTGGTTGGGAAATGGCATCTATGAATACATCTGTAGACTCTTCACTACCTATTACTAAGGCTATAGATATAGTAACACAGGCTAGTACACTTCAAGATTTACAAAATCAACTACTACAAAATAACTTTAAAGAAAAAGAAAATAAATATTTTGCTAACTTAATTAATAACACATCGTCTCAAGCTGGTGAAGTACTTTGGGGTCAAGATGCTTCTGGTATTAAAGGTTTCTTTGCCACAGTGCAAATGAGTGTCGATAATAGTTTAGGTGGTAAAAAAGAATTATTTGCTGTTTCTACAAACTATGTAGAGTCATCATATTGATATAAAAAATAAAAAAAATGGAAGATATTTTAATTGCACAATTACCCGAAGCAGGAGAGTATATACAAGGTTGGCTTGGAGCTGCTTTAGGTATTGGTGGTAGTATCATTAGTGGTATATTTGGAAACGCATCTGCAAAAAGAGTTGAAAGAGAAGCAGCTAAACGAAAACAAGAACTAGAAGCTAAATTGGTAAGTTTAGAAAACCAAAGACAACCAATTATTAATCCATACGCTGAGATAGAAAGTGTTGCTGGATTAGCTGAAAACCTAAGTAGTCAAATGTATAATCCTATGGCTAGTTTAGGAGTTGCTACTCAAGCAGCAGAAATGCAAGCTGAACAAGCTGATATTGCATTAGCTAATACGTTAGATACTATTAGAGCTACTGGAGCTAGTGCTGGTGGCGCTACGGCTTTAGCTCAAGCTGCTTTAGCAAGTAAAAAAGGAGTTGCTGCTTCTATTGAAGCTCAAGAAGCTAATAATGAAAGATTAAGAGCTCAAGGAGAACAAACTCTTCAAGCTCAAAAATTAGCTGAAGAACAAAGAATTCAAGGTATACAAATGTCTGAAGCTCAAAGATTACAACAAGCAGATGTTTCAGGTAAAACTTTTGAATATGGAGAGAGAGAAAGAAGAGAATTAGCTCAGTTAGACAGAGTTCAAGCTCAGTTAGAAGGTGCTCAAGCTAGAGAGCAACAAGCAAGAGCAGATAGAACAGGTGCTATAACTGGTATGGTTGGTGGTATTGCTAGTGGAATTAGTGGTTTATCCAATGTTGGTGTTTTTGGAGAACAGTTTATACCTAAAACTAAACAATTTGACACTAGAAATCCTAATGTCACTTTTAAAATAAAATAATAAAACATGAGTTATAGAAATCCAAAGCAATTCGTAGACACTCAAACTGCTCAGCACTATAGAAATCTTCAGAAAACCATGACAGGTATTACTGACGACTATATAAACACTATAAAGCAACAGCAAGCGGCAGAAACAAAACGATTAAAAGAAATAGCTAAAATAAATAATGACCTAAGAATAAAACAAGAAAACTATAGAAGTAGAACAGGTCAAGCTTTAAATAATGCAACTGGTGATAGACCAGATATATTTAAAAATCCAGAAGTACAAGGACAGTTTATTAATGCTATTGATACTACTAGCGATCTTATGTATTTACCAGTTTTAAACGCAGAACAAAGAGTGTATAGAGATAATATGGCTGGTTTAAGTAAAACTATAGTTGAAGATTTAACAAATTTAGAAACTCTTGGTGGAGATTACCAAGAAAAAGATGCTAGAGGAAACAGTATGGGTGGTATTTCTCCATATAACGATCCAAATCAAAGAGCTGCTGTCGCTAGTATATTTACACAAGGAGTAGGTGGTAAAAATAAATTTAGCTTTGATTTAAGCCAACCAGGAGGTGCGGAAACAAGATATACATATATTGATGATAAAGGTGAAACTTACACATATACAGGATCAGAATTAAATGGTATAATTGCTGATCCAAAAAGAGAGATCATAGTTACTATACCAGATGAAACTACTAACATGCAAAGAATATCTGATACATTTGGATATGAAACTGATAGAGAAGGTAAACCTACAAGTAAAATAAAACAAAGATACTACGAGGGACAAAAAGAAGAAGTTGTAATTAATGAAAAAGGAGATAAAGAGTATTTTGTAAACGCTAATGAAGATTTATTTGTACAAGACATAAAACAAGAGGTTATAGCTAATGTAGATGCTTTATTAAGACCTAACCAATTAGCTTTATGGAACTATTTTCAAGACACATCTGTAGATGATAAAAAAGGTAAAGATGATAAAGTTTTATTCTCTTTAGATCATAAGTTTGAAAATGAAGAAGAAGAGCAAGAATTTTTAGATCAATTAAGCGCTAGTTATAGTACTTACTTAGCAAGAAAATATTTTCTAGGTAATAAAAGAGTAGTTACTAGAACTGAAAAAACTAAACAACCAGAAAAAACTAGAAAGTTAACTGAAGGTGATATAAAAAGATTAGATTATAAAGATAAATTAGAATATCTTGATAATAGATTCGATTTAGCAAGTTTAAGTTTCGATTCAGTTTTTCAAGTTGCTAACAATGAAGGTATTCAAGCTGTTAAAGAGTATGCTGATGAAGATGCAGATGAACCTTCTCAAATAAAAGTAGGTAAAATAATCATATTACCAACCGATGATTCAAAAACAATAAAAAAGAAATTATTAATAGCTAGTGGCATTAAAGCTAAAGACGCTCAAGCTATAATAGAAGAATCTATAGATGTAAGCGGACCTTCAGCACCAAGAAAAGCCCAAGCAGTAATTAGTTCATCACGTTCTATAAATCCATTATTAAATAAATAAACAATGTCAAAAATATATAAATACAAAGGAGAAGATATATCTGAAGAATTTGTAACAGAAGGTTTTGAACAAAGTAGTTTTACGATATTAGATGACTATATTGCAAATACTGATGGATTAGAAGTTATTGAAGAAGTAGAAGATTTTCAAAACGGAACTGTGGGGACGGATGCGCCTGTAGTTCCAGCAACTCCAAGCAGAGCATCCATAATTGCGGGTGTAGAGCCAGAGAGTATGGAATTAGAGCAGGTAGATACTTCTTTGGAATTAGAAGATCCTGAGCCTAAAAGAATTGGTAGAGCTCAAGTAAGACAAGAAGAACTACAACGTAGAAAGATAGCTGAAGAGCAAAAAAAAATAGAAAATACTATTAACGAAATAAGTTTCTCTAATAATGTTTTCAATAATTTACCTGATAACGAAAAAATAAAATTACAAGATATAGCTGTCGACCAAATAGTCTTAGATTATAAATCTCAAGGTATTCAAGATTATGAAATAACACCAGAAGAGATATATATAAAATCTGATGAAATACTTAAAGAAAAAAACAGACCATCAGTTGTAAAAAGTTATGCTGCTCAAGCTGTAAAAGGATTTGCTAGTTTTGCCAAAGGTGTAAGTGAAATGGGTGATACTATAAAGTATTCTTTAGTGGAATCAGCTTTAGATGCTTTTAACCCAGATTATAAAGGTACAGTAGAAGAAAAACAAGCTATAATGAATGTTGTTAAATCTGGAGCTTTAGAAGCGCCTGGAACAGCTATATTACCACCTTCTTCTGAAATAGGTAAGTTTATAGAAAAACTTGAACCATCTATAAGAAAATACGAATCTAATACAATAACTGAAGATATAGAAAAAGGAAACTACTTACAAGCTGGAGAAAGAGCTGTTGGTGCTGCCATAGAATCTTTACCTTCTTTAGTAGCTGCAGCCACAGGTGTTGGAGGTTTAGTGCTTTTAGGTGGAAGTGTTTCTGGAGGTAAGTTTATGGAAGAGTTCGAAGCTGATCCTGAAAAATCTACAGGCGTTTTGTTAGCGAACGCTGGTTTAACTGGTGTAACAGAAGCTAGTTTTGAATTAGTTACTAGAGGTATATTAAGTAAAGCAAGATTATTAAAAAATAGCGGTGCTGATAAAGCAGCTGCAGACTTAATAAGAGGTGGTTCTGAAAAACTAATTACATCTCTAGGTTTAAACACTTTAGCGGAAGGTGGATCAGAGGCAGCTACTAAAGTGACTACTCTTTTTTTAGATCAACTTACACTAGATAGAGATATTGATTGGGGTAAAGAAGCTTATAATATTATAGATGAAGGTATTGTTGGTGGTATTATGGGTAGTGGTACTACTTTTGCTGGATCTATAGCTAACTCAGACAAAGCTATAGTTGAAAGAGCTCAAATGATATTAACTCCTTCAGAAAATAAGCAACAATTAATAAAGTCAGCAAATAACATATCAAAACTATATACAGACGCTAAACTCGCAGATGCTGAAGGTGTTAAACTTATTAATGAAGCTATTAAATCAGAAGAAAATAATATAGTTGAAATAAAAAAAGAAACAGCAGAAGCTTTAAATAATATGACACCAGCAGAATTAAAAATATATGCTGGTAACCAAAACGAATTAAGAAAATTACAACAACAAATTCAAAACCCTAAAACAACAGAATCTGTAAGACAGTTAGCTAATATTAAGTTTGTTGAAATTAGAAATGAAAACGATGTTTTATTTAAGGAGTCTGGTAAACGTAAAATACAAAGAGGTGTTGATATTGTTACTAAAGCAGCTGAGAAATTAGAAGGTGTAGAAGTACAAAGTTTTGATACTACTCAGGAAGTAAAAGACTTCATAAAACAACAAGATCCTGAAGCAGATATTAAAGCTTCTGAACAGCAGGGTTTTATTATACAAGATCCAAAGTCTGGAGAGCAAACTATTGTTATAAACAAAGAAGTAGCTGGTAAAGAGAAAGCTATGAATATTGCTGGTCATGAATTTGGTCACGCTATATTGTTTAAAACAGTAAAAGAAAATCCTGAAACAGCTGTTAATCTTGGTAATGCTTTACTTAGTGAAATAAATAAAATAGACGCTGCTCAAGTAAAAGATAGTAAGTTTAAAAAACGTTTAGAACAATATTCAACTGATCCGGAAAGTATAAAAATGGAGGAAGCTATAACTTTATTTTCCGATGCTTTATCTACTGGTGATATAAAATTTAATGAAAACGTATTCACTAAAATAGGAGATCAAATACGTAGAATTATGCAGAGTTTAGGTGTTAAAATTAAGTTTAATACTGGAAGGGATGTATATAATTTTGTTAAAGATTATAATAAAAGCATAGAAAAAGGTAAAATAAGTAAAGCTCAAATAAAAGCTGCTAAAGAAGGTATTAAAGGTGCTCTAGTTAAAGATATTATTAAAGATACTGAAGCAATAATTAAAGAATCAAGATCTGAAGAATCGTCTCAGGAGGTTCAAAGAATTTACGAGGAACAGGGTGAGGCTGGTGCTTTTGATATTATAGAACAGTTTAAACCTATTGTAAATAAAATAGTAGAGCAAAGAAGTCAAGCTCCTAACTTTGACCGTCAATTATTAACTGATGAGATTGAAACTGGTAAACGTGGTATATTTGATCTTATTAGAGAATACAAGCCAGAATCAGGTGTGCCACTAGCTGCTTATATAAATAAATTTTTACCAGCTAGAGCTATTGAGGCTTCTAAAAGAGTGCTTGGTGAAGAGTTTACTGAGGATGTTACAGAAGCTAGAGGAGTTGTTGCAGAAGCTACTCCCGCCGAAGTGGTTGAAGAGCGTGTTACTAGAAAAATAAAACCAACATCACTTATACCTGTAGAGTCTGTAACAAAAATAAAGGAACAGGTTACAGAAAAAATAAAAGAAATTCCAGCTGATAAATTAACATTTAAAAAGTTAGGTGATTTAGCTCCTGAAGTTATAGCAGAAGCTATTGGTATACCGGTTAAAAAATTAGTTGACCCAAAAGCTAATTTATCTAAAGGTGATGCAAGTGCAATACAAAGATTTGTAAATAAAAACGCTGATAGACTTTTAAAACTATTACCTGAGGGAGCAGTTTTAGAAGCTGCAACTGAAAAACTTATCGGAACATCGACCGGTGTACCTAAAGGTTTACTTAATGCTTTTTATACTAAGCAAGAAAGAATAGGTAAGGGAGCAGGTTTAGCACCTTTCAAGAAAAATCCAAACATAACTAAAGCTGACTTCTTAAAAGCTTTTGGTATTGTTGAGGGTAAAAAAGCAGAAGACTTTAGCGCTAGATCACCAGAAGCTCAAGCTTTAAAAGGTATTGCTAATTTATATGGTAGATTAGTAACTAATGAAATAGCTAGAACAGAGACTGACTTAGATATTGAAACAAAACAAGATATCGCTGCTGGTAAAGCTAGATTAATGTTTAGTAAGTCAAGTGAAAAATTATTGAATAAACACGGATTAGATTATACACCGATAAGAAGTAAAGCAGATGTTGATAACTATATAAATAATATGGTTAAACCGTTAATCAATATTTTTAATTCTGAAGATTACAAGTTATTAAATAGAACTGTATTACAGTTTAGAAGTAAAGCTTTAGGAAAAAGAAAAGAAGTATCTGATTATTTAAGAAACGAATTAACTAAATTAAATCTACCTAGTAGAGTAACAGTAGGTAGAACTAAACCCACTAAAGCTATAGGTAGTACAGTTGAACAATTTCAAAAATCACAAAAAAGCGGAAAACTACAAGAGTATAATGTAAAAAATGGTATTGTTTTTGACAAGATGTGGAATGATATAAATGAAGCTGTTTCTAAAGATAAAAACATGGCTATACCGATAATGTATTTCTTAGAAAACTCTATCAATGAATCTACAAATCCACATAGAATGGGTGCTCCAATAATTGGTTATCAGTTTAACGCAGGTAAACTATATTATGAACATGCTGTTCAATCTCAATTAGCTTATATAACTTTAATGGACGCTATATTAGATTCTAATAAAGATTTTAATACTGAGTTTCAAAAAATAAAAGATAATTACAAAATAATAGCAATAAGCAAAACAAATAATGACAAACTAAACGAAGCTGGTTTTGGTTTAAAAATGCCTGAAGGTTGGAATAATTGGTATGATCGTTATTTTAATGAGAAAGTGTCTAAAATAAGAGGAGGTATAAATCCAGAGACACTAATAGACACTAATACTGGTGAACTGTTTTCTGAAATGTTTGATGTGGATGCTGCAGGTAAAAAACCTAGTAAAGATATTAAACTTAGTAAAGCTTCAAAACTTGATAAAACTTTTAATGATATATTAGAGAAAAAATCTGGTATACCAAGTAGGAAAAGATATGGTGTTGTTGAAGCTATAACAAAAGGCGCTAGCAAAGGTAAGTTTAATTTCTTTATACCACCATCAGCTGAGGACTTCGTTGGATTATTATATCCTACACTTGCTAAAGGTGAGGTTGGAGATGCTCAGATGTCTTGGTATAAGAAGAATTTAATAGATCCTTATGCTGAAGCTATGAACAAACTTAGTAAGGCTCGTGTGTTTTTAATGAATAATTATAATTTACTTAAAAGTCAGCTAGGTATTGTACCTAAAAACTTATCTAAAAAAATAGAAGGAACTGACTATACTAGAGAGCAGGCTATTAGAGTTTATATATGGAATAAACAAAAAATGAATATTCCTGGTATTAGTGATAAAGACATTAGTCAATTAAGTAACTATGTAGCAGACGACACTAATTTACAGGCTTTTGCAGACCAACTAATAAATATGCAGTTAGGTGATGGATATATAAAACCAAAAGAAGGTTGGCCGGCTGGAACAATAACAACAGATATACTTGAAGGATTAAATACTACTAAAAGAGCTAAGTATTTAAATAAATGGCAAGAAAATGTAGATGCAATATTTAGCGAAGAAAACCTAAATAAATTACAAGCTATATATGGTTTAAACTATAGAAAAGCTTTAGAAAACATGTTAAAAAGAATGAAATCTGGTAGAAATAGAAGTTTCCCAGGTGACAGTTTAACAGGTAGATTTACTGATTGGTTAACAGGTAGTGTTGGAGCTATAATGTTTTTTAACACGAGATCAGCTATACTCCAAACAATATCATCTATAAACTTTATAAACTTTACAGATAATAATATCTTAGCTGCTGGTAAAGCCTTTGCTAATCAAAAACAGTACTGGTCTGATTTTATGAAACTAATTAACTCTGATTTCCTGAAAGAAAGACGTGGAGGTTTACGTATTAATGTTAATGAAGCGGATATTGCTGATATGGCTAAAAAAGGTGGAGTAAAAGGAGCTATAAGTAAATTACTAGAATTAGGTTTTGCACCAACTCAAATTGCAGATAGTTTTGCTATTGCATCTGGTGGTGCTACTTTTTACAGAAATAGAATTAAAACCTATAAAAAACAAGGTTTATCAGACAAGCAAGCTGAGAAAAAAGCTTTTGAAGATTTTAGAGAGACAGCTGAAGAATCACAACAGTCTTCTAGAGCAGATAGAATATCTATGCAGCAAGCAGGTCCATTAGGGCGTGTTATATTAGCTTTCGCTAACACACCAGCGCAATACGCTAGAATAATTAAAAAAGCTGCTAGTGATCTTAAAAATGGTAGAGGTGATGCTAAAACTAATATATCTAAGATAATATATTATGGAGCAGTTCAAAACCTTATATTTAACGCTTTACAGCAAGCTTTATTTGCTATTGGTTTTGGAGATGAAGAGCCTAAAGATGAAGAAAAACAAAAAAAATACATAAATATTGCTAACGGTATGTTAGACTCTTTACTTCGAGGAGCTGGTATTGGAGGAGCTATAGTTTCTGTAGGTAAAAATGCAATTATTAAACTTGCAAAAGAATTAGAAAAAGATAGACCTAAACTTCAAAATATAGCTTCAGAAGTTATTAAAATATCACCTCCAGTTTCAGCTAAGTATTCAAGACTAGTTCAAGCAGGTAAATCATATGACTGGAACAAAGAAGAAATGAAAGAAAAAGGTTTAAGCTTAGATAATCCTGCTTATTTAGCCGGCGCTAATGTTGTTTCAGCTTTAACTAATATACCTTTAGATAGAGTAATAAAAAAAGCTAACAATGTAGTTTCAGCTACTTCTCAAGACCTTGAAACTTGGGAGCGTTTAGCTTTACTAGGTGGTTGGCAAGATTGGGAGATTGGTATTGAAAAAGAAAATAAATCTAATAAACCTCAACCTAGAAAAGTTATTAAGAAAAAAGTTATAAGAAAAAAACTAGCAAAGTAGATGGAAAAAATAAGTAATCATATAACTTTTAGAGAGAGTATAAATTCTTATACAGCTAAAAGAAAAGGTATAGAAAATATACCTAATGAATATGAAATTACTAACATGTATATACTAGCTCATAAAGTTTTTGAACCTTTACGTAAATGGGTTGGTGGACCTATAAAGATAAATTCTTTTTTTAGATCAGAAGAATTAAATAAGGCTATAGGTGGAAGTTCAACCTCACAACACTGTCAAGGTAGAGCTATGGATATTGACGATGTTTATGGTTATAAAACTAACGCTGAAATGTTTAATTACATAAAAGATAATTTAGATTTCGATCAGTTAATATGGGAGTTTGGCACAGATGATAATCCTGATTGGATTCATGTAAGCTATTGCTCTGTAGATGAAAATAGAAAAAGATGTTTAAAAGCATATAGAGAAAACGGAAAAACTAAATACAAAATAATATGAGTTCACCATTATATGAAAAAATTAGCGGTCCTTGCAAGGCTGCTGCAAAAAGAAAGTTTAAAGTTTGGCCTAGCGCTTATGCTTCAGGTTGGGGAGTAAGATGTACTAGAGCTGGAGGTCCTAGTAAATTTGGTAAAAACAAAAAGAAATGAGTTCACCATTTTATAAAACCGGTAAAGTAAAAGGAGGAGGTACTAAAAAAGTATGTCTACCAGCTGCTAAAGTTAAATCGATGAGCAAAGCTGAGAAAGAAAAAGTTATTAGAGCTAAACAGACAGCTGCTAAAGCAGGTAAATATAAACGATCAAGTAAATCATTTGTTAAAGGCGCTCGTAAAAAAGGAGCTACGCTACGTGATTGGTTTGAAAAAGAAAATTGGATAAACGTTGCTACTGGTGAACCTTGTGGAAAATAAATAAAGTATGAAATCAATAATCTTAAAAATACTAGAGGTTATTATACCTAATTTGATAAGCAAATTATATGTTTCGCGTAAAAAGAAAAACAATAGAAAAATAATTGATTTAAACAATCACGACGTGTTTAGTACTCTTAATAGAGTTAGAAATGAAGTTTCTAATATGAAATTCTATACTCACGGTAATTATGATAGGGTTAAATCTAGAATGTGTTTTGATTTTACTAAACATAAAACGTTTGTGTGTGCTTCTAGAATGAAAAACTTATTAAACACAAGAAACATAGATAATATGAATAAAGATAAATTAAAATTATTCGTATTAGATGAACAGCGTTTTATGCATGAGGAATATATAAATTCTATAATCAAAGAATGGAAATTAAAAGGTATTCAATCTGAAGATATTGATTATATTGTTCGTTTATTTGAAAAGTTCAGATATGATGTTGTTGTTTCTTTTGAACACAGAATAAATTCAATATTTGGAAACAGTTATAATGATACTAATTTCTCATTAATGTTAGCAGTATTTGAAATGTGGGCAATGGGAATTGATTTACTACCAAGAGACATGCAAACTACATTTGAATCATTAAACGGAAAGTTTAAAAATTTAAAATACATAGGATAGGAATATAAAAAAATAGGCGTACCATACCTAAAAGTTCCTGTAACA